ATGGGTTGCAAGATATGTCGCCAGAACGGCGAGATGGAGATAAGATTGTTGGTCTTAATCCTTGTGCAGAAATTGCTCTCCGCAGTAATCAACTATGTAACCTTACAGAAGTTGTATGTCGTGAAAATGATACGGCAGAAGACTTAAAACGTAAAGTTCGTATTGCTGCTATACTTGGTACGCTACAAGCCTCTTTAACTGATTTCAAATATGTACGCAAGATCTGGCAAAAGAACTGTGAAGAAGAAGCTCTCCTTGGTGTGTCCCTTACAGGCATTCAAGATTGTAAGCTTCTTCGTAATCCAGACCCTAAGTTACTTGAAGAAATGAAAAATGAGGCTATTAAAGCTAATGAGGAGTATGCTGCAAAGCTAAATATTAATCCTGCTGCTGCTATTACAACAGTTAAACCAAGTGGCACTGTTTCTCAGCTTGTTGATAGCGCTTCTGGTATTCATGGGCGTTTTGCACCTTACTATATTCGGGCTGTACGGCAATCCAATAATGATCCCTTGACTTCTTTCTTAAAAGACAAAGGTGTTCCTAACGAAGAAGACGTTATGAATCCAGCTAAAACCACAGTGTTCTACTTCCCTATTAAATCACCAGAAGGGGCTACTTTAGCTAATGAACAAACAGCTATTGAGCAATTGGAAAATTGGTTGCTGTTTAAGAAGCATTGGGCAGAACATTCGGTGTCTGTGACTATCTATGTTAAAGAAGAAGAATGGATGGAAGTGGGTGCATGGTGTTATAAGCACTTTGATGCTCTTACTGGTATTTCTTTCCTGCCTTATTCTGATCATACTTATGCGCAAGCTCCTTATACTCCTTGCACATACCATGAGTTCCTCGCTGCTACATCGGCAATGCCAAAAATTGACTTCTCTGAACTGTCTAACTATGAACAAGAAGATAATACAGAGGGCGCTCAAACTTTAGCTTGTGGAGCGGGTGGTTGTGAGATCTAAAGAGTTTTGGAAAATAGCTGCCGTTAAAGAACAATTATCTCCTTGTATAAAGGAATGTAAACTAGAGGGTGCCTACTGCGAGAGTTGTGGTAGGCACCAAGATGATATCAGAATGTGGTCCACTTACTCTAACGATAAACGTAAAGAGATTATGGAAAACATAAAAAAGAAAGATTAGATATATGAAAACCTTCGGAAAGATTATCGGTGCCTTATTGGGCTATACAATTAGCGCAACTGTAACAGTCTATGTAGGGCTTAATGTGTTGAAGTGGCTTGGGTTAACTTTGGTGCTATGACTGAAATTATAGACCTTAACGAAAAGCGGCTTGAGAGTGAAGAAAAACTAGAAATCAGCCAAGCAATGGAAAATCACAACTATGTTATGGATATTTGTGATGATATCTTTGAATATGGGTCTGTACTTATAACTCAAAGCATTGACGGTAACGCTCAAATATCTGTTAGTGGAATCGAGCTAGAGGAGGTCTTAGAAATGCTTGTAGCCTGTGCGCTTAAGATTCAAAAAGAATAATGTTTGTTGCATTACTTATATATTGCAACTTAGAGCTTAATACTTGCAAACCCGAAGTACATAATACTATATTTAAGAAAGAACAGAGGTGTTATGAATTTCTAGCTGCAGGGATTAAATATTATGAAAGTCAAGGGAGTATAGTCCCTGTGTATAAATGTGTTAATCTACTCGAAAACGAGTTAGATGAAGGAGTATAAAATGAGTTGGTTCTGGAGATATGTTAACTACTTGGCGACTTGGCGTGACCATCGTGAAGCAGTAAAACAACTTAATAAGCTATCAGATAAACAGCTAAAAGATATTGGAATTAATCGAGCTGACATTGATCGGTTAGTATGGTTAGAAGAAGATAAAACAATGAGAGGTCGTGGATAATGACTAATGAAAATATGGAAGAAAAGTTGGATGAACTTGTAGAAGATATGTTTGAGACTTATATCGAGGATGGATTTGATTTTAATACAGATCAATCTCTTAATGATATTTTCTTCATGATCTTCAATGATGCTGTTCAAATGACACTTAAGGTGTTGGAAGAGAACTCTGAAGAGGAAGAGACAGAAGAGTAATGTTATATGTCATTGGTAAAGACGATTGTCCTTGGTGTGATAAAGCTAAGGAACTACTTGATAAAAACCACACTCAATACGTATATAAAAATCTTAGTACTCTTTTTCCTGAAAAAAGAAAAGCTTGGAAAGATTTTATTAACAACGAACTTTCTAAGACTACTGTTCCTGTTGTTATTAATGTTATTGGTGGTTACTCAGAACTATCGGAGTTAATGGATGACTAAAAAACCAACAGGTAAACCTAGGGGAAGACCCTCTACTAAGGTTAAGCTGAAACATAATCCTAAGTCTGCTCGACAAGACTTCCTCAAGAAGTTTAAAGATTTAGATTCAATAGGTATCTATGGTGTAGATAAGTTTACAACAGAGATTATAAACCATTTATGGGAAAACCCTGAGATTAGTTTTCATGTGACTGATAGTAATCGTTCTCGATTAGATAACTCTAATAGAGCATTTGGTCAAAGAAGCTTTTCTATGTATCGTTGGAACGTATACCCTGAATCCGGGTTTATTGAACAACCTTTAGTAGAGGCTATTATAGTTTCAAAAGATTGTTGGGAAGAGGTTAACAAGAGGCCTAATCCTTATGATGTTAAGCTATTACTCTTGGAAGAAATCTAATGAGTAAGGATGTAGAGACTTTCTTCCCTTATAATCAACTTAAAGGGCATACTCTGGTAAACTTTATAGAGTTAAGGAAAACAGAACAGGGTATGTTCAGTGACATTATGGTTGTTGAGTATAAAGGTGAAGAATATGAATTGCTCTGGGATGAACATTATTCTTACTACACTGGTAAGGTTAATGGTGAAAAGGGCTATGTACTGTAAAATAGGAGACTACTATGAATAAAATTAATGAACTAATGACAGCTCTTTGGGAGCACAAGAAGTCAATTGTTGTTGGTGTAGCCATCGGCATTATTCTCGCTAACCTAGTAGGTTAACTTTCCCCTCACTCTCTCTGGCTGTCCTTATGGATGGTCGGAGGGGGTGAGGGTTTATTTTTTTTTTTCAATCTAGGAGAATGGTATGGTGTGGCTACTTCTATGGTTTCATGTAGTACCAGAACAAGGGGTACGTTACCATCATCTTGGTACGTATAACAATGAAACTATCTGTAATGTAGAGTTGAAGAAGGCTTCTGTGTTGGTAAATGATAAGTTAGAGGCAATAGAGTGTGTAGGGGTTAAGGTGAATGATTAGTAGAATAACGCTTATATATAAATGGTATAAGTTACTTAGAGCTAAGAAATACTCGTGGGACTACTGTTTTGCTTGGTCCTTATATAATTCAAAACATTACAATATCGATGGAACTTACAAGAAATGAATATGATGACCCTCAGAACAGAGGCAATAAGACTTAGGGCAAGATACAACAGAGTTTGTCTAAACTCTATGCGAAAACAATACCTGACGTTTAAGAATAAAATACTTGAGGCTCTGCCAAAGTGATACTACGGACTACTCTACTGACATCTGAAAGAGTACTTCCTAATGCCCCCCGATGATGTCCTCTCTACACCTCCTGTGTATACAATGCGGGGGGTTATTAAGTATCACTTTGGTATCCTTAAGGGGTATTATAAAGTGATGTTTCTGTTGTATTATTTTGTATAATGTTTTTATTATATTTCAATGTAGTACTAAGAATATCTTTAAAGGGTTATTATTGTTTATAAAAATTTTGAAAATAAAAAATATCTTGACAACCGAAGTCAATAAAAAAGTTAAAAAAGGAAATAAAAATGCCAGTAGACAACCGCAAAGATAAAACAGGCGGTCGAAAGCCTGGGGCGGGTCGTCCTAAAGGTTCTAAGAATATTAATTCCATGGCTTCTGTAAGGAAGCTTGAAGAACTCGCTTTTGATCCTATTGAAATGATGGTTACTAAATACAAAGACATTCAAGAGAAATTAGATTACCTAGAGCAGATTGGTAAACACACTTCTGGTGCTTATGCTCAAATGACAGCCACTCAAGGTACACTTATTAATAATTTAATGGCATACGGCTACAAGAAAATCCCTGATAAAATTGAACAAGAGGTCACTGAAAAAAGACCCATATCTATTCTTTTAACTGACTCAAAAGATAATAAGGAAAATTAATCATGGGTAAAGAAACAGAATCTTGGCATCTTTCTAAGAATGTGCCTATAACCTTTATTTTAGCGGTAGTCTTACAGACCTTTGCCTTAGTTGCTTATATATCTAATATGAATTCTGATATAGGTACTAATACAAGAGAGATTGCCAGACATGAGATCAGACTTGCTGAAGTTGAAAAGACACAACAAGAACTTAGAGTATTAAATGCTCGTATAGATGAGAACATCAAAGCTATCCGTGAAATGATGGAAACCTCCCGTAAAGCTCCGGGGAGGTAATTTATCGTGGACCCTATCAGCTGTGTTACTCTTGCGGCTGGTGCCTTTAAGACTATTAAATCCGCTATAGCAGCGGGTAGAGACTTACAAGACATGACTGGCCAACTTTCTACTTGGGGTAAGGCTTTTAGTGACTTTTCTAATTTAGAAGAGAGACAAAAGAATCCACCTTGGTGGCAAAAGACCTTTAAAGGCAGCGATGAAGAAACTGCCCTTGAAATATTTGCACATAAGAAGAAAATGGAATCCATGCGTGAAGAGATCCGAGGCCACATTTCGTGGAACTATGGACCTAAAGCATGGGAAGAAGTATTACAGATAGAGGCGTCTATGAGAAAGAGACGTAAAGAAGAATTATATAAGAAACAAGAGAGATTAGATGCTATAATTAACTGGACTGTTGGGGTTATAGCCTTCGGCGTTGGTGCATCAATACTAATTGGTGTGTTTTGGTTAATTGGTAGCTATCAGGGGAGATGGTAACATGGAAAATTTAAAACTTCCAATAGCTCTTGTTATGGCTATGGCTGCGCAACTTGCAGCAGGTGTCTGGTGGGTATCTCAACAGGCAGCCACTATATCTAGTCTAGAAGAGACTGTTTCTCAGTTAGGTAGTCGTATGGCTATTGAGGATAATGTTAATCTTAGGAGAGATGTTCAAGACAACGCTATAGAAATAGAGTATGCCTCTGAAGAACTAGAAGAACTCTGGGATGAGCTATCAGCAATGACAGCGGCTATTAATGAAATCAATAAGATTAAACAACGTGTAGCTATTATAGAAAACGATATTAAATATATTGGTCGTGACCATAACACTATGTTTGACATGAAGGGTAAGTGATGCTCTGTGTGTTAGCCTTTGTTGGGTTTGGTCATGCTTGGATTAATGGTAGCAATCAATTTGTTCAATACTGTTATTATGATTGTGGTCTTCCTAAGAACGGTCTTTGGTATGATAGGGTCTATCAAGTATCCTATAACTATAACTGTCCAATAGAGGTGAAATTTAAATAACTTATGTTAAAAGAAAAGACAAATATGTATTCTATGATGACAATAATAGAATAATAATTATAACTAGCAACCGAATTATAGGAGAAAAACAATGCCTCAAGGTAAAGGAACTTACGGAACCAAAGTAGGACGTCCACCAAAGAAGCCTAAGGGTGGTAAGAAGAAGTAATGTTTAAGAAGTGGCTTCAGAAATTCAGTGAGGCATGGACAGCGTGTATGCTCTGTATGGTTCAAGGTGACTTAACCGTATTAACTTTAGACCACGCTTTAACTGCCTCTAAGACAGGGACTTTATCTGGTATAGCTTACGTAATCACTTCTAGTTTAATTAAAGTAAACAATCAATGGGCAACTATCTGGCTAACAGGTTTGTTAGTAATGCTTTCTGACATCATTGTTCACCCAACACACTTTGGAGCTAATTGGTTAGAGGCTGCTTGCACAGGTCTAGGTGCTGCTATTCTCTGTTATCTTCTCGAAAGGAAAAAGAATGGGTAGAGCTAATCCAAAACTCTGGGAGAAAGCTAAGACTCGTGCTAAGTCTCGCATGGGTGGTAAGCACTCGGCTAGAGCTATGCAACTTGCTGCTAAGATCTATAAAGAGCTAGGTGGCAGTTACTCAGGTGGTAAAACTAAAGCTCAAAAGTCTATGACAAAGTGGACTAAACAGAAGTGGCGTACCAAGTCTGGTAAACCTTCCGTGCTTGGCCTTAATGCCACAGGTGAGCGTTATTTACCTACTAATTCAATCAACCGTATGGCTGCTGAACGTTATGCAAGGTCTTCCGCTAAAAAGCGCAAAGATACTAAAGCAGGTAAGCAGTATTCATCACAACCTAAGAAGCGTAAGTCATGAGTGATATTAATAAGATTAAGTCTGCGGATAGACAAACGCAGATGAATAAAGCATTTAAATATGGCTCTAAAGAGGGTGAGAACAATAACCCCTATAAGGCTTTAAAGCCAGCTATGGAAGCCTATAAAAAGAGTTATAAAAAGTAATGATACAGTTACATGAGAAACAGTCAGAGGTTATTAGAGATCTATTTGTAGACAATACTTGTAGGTACTCAGTGGTAAATGCTGCACGGGGCTTTGGTAAATCTTACCTAGCAGCTACAGCGGCTATTATTGCCGTACAAGAATTAATGGCGCTAGATGATGATGTTCCAAATAAAAACGTAGCACTCATCGCACCTACTTATTCACAAGCAGTAGATATCTATTACCCCTTGATTGCTTGGCAGTTAGGCATGGAAGACTACGTAGACAAGTCCTCTAAGGCAGCAGGAACATTTTGGTTCCCTGGAAATGTCCAGTTAAAGTTATGGTCTTATGAGGCATCTCAACGTATGCGGGGTACAGGTCAGTACTTTGTAGTAGCCGATGAGGTTACTTCTTGGAAGGGTGCGGGTATGAATCTCAAGGAATCTTGGGAGTCTATTATCCAACCTTGTGTGGCTACTCGTTGGTCCCCTAAGAATGCTAAGAAGTTTAATGCTAATCCTGGGAAAGCACTGATTATCAGTACACCTAGTGGTTACGACTATTTTTATGAGATGTATAACAGACAAGATTCTGATGACAACTGGAAAAGCTATACCTACACCTATGAAGATTCTCCTTTCTTAGATGAGGAAGAGATTGATAGAGTAAAGCTAACACTAGATCCTCTTAAGTTCGCCAGAGAGTATACTGCAAGCTTCGAAGACTCTGGTAATAATGTTTTCTATACTTTTAATAGAAAAGAACATATAAGTAAAGATCTTCCCTATTTTGATGATGGTGAAGATGTACACGTAGCAATTGACTTTAACGTTGGTATTATGGCTTCTGTGATTTTCGCCATTCGTGGTGGACAGATACATATTATTGATGAGATGCAAGGACACCCAGACACAGAAAGTCTAGCCATAGCACTCAAAGAACGCTTTAAAGGCAATAGGATTATTTCTTACCCTGACCCTAGTGGTCGTGCTAGGAAGTCTTCTGCTGCTGTTGGTACAACGGATTTTAGTATTTTACAAGGTAATGGTATTTCGACTAGAGCGCATACAAAAGCGCCTCCAATTATTGATAGTGTAGCGGCAGTAAACAAAAAGTTTAAAAATGCTGCAGGAGACATTGATATGTATATTCACCCTAAGTGTGTTAATACTATTAAGTCTCTAGAGCGCACACAATGGATTGAAAGCAATCCTGACAGTGCTACTATTGATAAAAAAGAAGGTGTAGAACATTGGACAGATGGCCTCCGCTATGCGGTAGAGTACCTGTATCCTATTCGTTCTGGATCTAAAGTAACAACAAGAGGCTTTGGCTTCTAAAGATAAAGGAAAAATAATGATTGGCACAGTCCTATTCAAAGTAGCTGGAAAGGCTGCTATTAAAAAGATGTCAAAGAAACAAGGTCAGGCCTTGGTCCGTAAAGCTTACAAAGCTAACCCTAAGAGTTTTAAAAAGGCAACTAAACCCATGACAGCCGCCCAAAAAGCAGCTTTAAGGAAGGCTGTTGCCGCTTCCGCTAAAGCTCGCCGAGGAAGAACGGGGTAATAAATTAAAAAAGGAAAAAATAAATGCCAGTAGGTAGAGGTTTTGGCACAGGATTAATGGGCGCAGCTCTTTTAATTAACAGTGCAAGTAAAAAGAGAAACACTAAGAAGGCTAAATTTAAAAGAGCTATAAGCAAAGGTAAAAAGAAACTTACCGAAGCCCATAAGCAAGCGATCTCTAAGGCTCTAAAAGGTAGAAAAAGGTAATAACAATGGCTCACACAAGAAAACACAAAAAAGCTCAAAGAACCCGTAAGAAAGAAAATTCCGCAGCTAAAGGGATGGGCATGGCTGCAGGAGCAGCTGCTGGGGCTGTTGCTGGTGGCGCTTTAGGGTCTAAACTTTCAGGTATAGGCCGCAAAAAAGGCTCTGGAAAGCGTATCTTTAAAAAGGTTAAAGGTGGTGCCATAGGTGCGGCTATCGGTGCTGGGCTAGGCTCTGGCGTTGGGGGTGCTATTGGAAGAGGCGCATTAGGTGTTGCTCGTATTAAGAGTAAAGCCAAAGGCGCTTACAAAATGACAGCCGCCCACAAGAAAGCTATTAGTGATGCGCTTAAAGGGAAGAAGAGAAAATAATCAGATATAAATTGAATTCTGAAATTAAAATAGTATTGAGAGTTGTTCGACAAAAAACTAACAATAAATTTTTAAAGCCCATCTGAGGATCGGCGGGAGGATACAAGATGCCACGTTCAAAAATAACGTCTACATCTAAAGACCTAATAACAGACGATGGTTCTGTATTAGTTTCTGTTATACACGGCGAACAAACACGATTAGATATTGTAGTAGGTTGGCTAACTAACCTTACTGGCTATACTATCACAGCTAAAGTAGTTGAAGGTAATAATATTCAAGGAATAGGGAATAAACCGACAGACCCACAACCCGCTGGTGCTGTTATCACTTTACCTATTATTGATGCAACCCCTTCAGACAATCAGTTTGAAATTGTTATTCCACAAACTGTAATTGATACTTGGGCGACAACCCCGGAGCCTGATCAACCTATTTATGGTTTTATTGGTTTAGAAATTGCCGATAGTAGTACTGGGAATAATCAACAGATCTGGAAACCTCTTCGTGGTTTGTTAGAAGTTCGCTATTCACCAACGGAGGCTACATAACATGGCATATAACCTTACGCTTAACAACCAACAATTGCAGCTAAGTCTTGCCCGGGTGGGTGGACAAGGTGCTAAAGGTGACTCTGTTTCTAGTGTATCTTTAAACGGAGATGGTGACTTAATTGTTGTTATTTCAGACGCCGGAGGAAATGTTCTTTCAACAACCAATGTGGGTGGGTCTGCTTATATTGCAGCTACA